GCCCGGATTTACAAGCAAGGACTATTATGCGTTTAGGCCAGACGAAGCAGTACCAACAGAACAAAGGCGTATCATCAGGATGTGCATGGACGCATACGACAAGGTTGGAATCATTCGGAATATAATTGATTTGATGGGAGACTTTGGTAGTCAAGGAATTACTATAGTTCATAGAGACAAGACTGTTGAAAAATTCTATCAACAATGGTTCAAGAATGTTAATGGCAAAGAAAGATCAGAAAGATTTCTAAATAACTTTTATAAAACTGGTAACGTTATTATATATCGTAGCCATGCCAAAATTACTCCTCAATTAAAAAATTACATGAAAGCTTTATCTTCTGATATTAAGGTTGAAGTACCAGACGCTACAAAGAATGAAATACCTTGGAGATATAACTTCTTTAATCCTCTTACTGTTAAGATGAAAGACGGTAATCTATCACTATTCATGGGATTGCAAAACTATACTATTACCAGTAATTCCTTTTTTGATAAATTTAGGGCTGGAGATATACCTAGTCATGTCTTAGAGACTCTACCCCCAGCTGTCAAGCAAAGTTTATTACGTGGCGAAAAAGACATTCCTCTTGACCCAGAAAGACTAGGAATATTTTATTATAAGAAAGATGATTGGAGACAGTGGGCTAATCCCATGATTTATGCTATATTAGATGATATTATTATGCTAGAAAAGATGAGACTAGCAGACCTATCAGCTTTAGATGGCGCTATATCAAATATCAGGCTTTGGACTCTTGGTAGTCTAGATCATAAAATCCTACCAAACAAAGCAGCTATCAATAAACTAAGAGACATTCTTGCCAGTAACGTTGGCGGTGGCACTATGGAACTTGTTTGGGGTCCAGAACTATCATTTCAAGAATCTAGTAGTGAAGTATACAAGTTCTTAGGTTCCGAGAAGTATACTTCCGTATTGAACAGCATCTATGCTGGACTCGGTGTTCCCCCAACGCTTACTGGTATGGCTAATAATGGTGGTGGATTTACAAATAATTTTATATCTCTAAAAACTTTGTTAGAGAGATTGCAGTATGGAAGAGATATGTTAATAAAGTTTTGGGAAAAAGAATTAGAGATTGTAAGAAAAGCTATGGGGTTCAGATACAAGGCTCATATTCAGTTTGATCAAATGACTTTATCTGACGAGGCTGCTGAGAAGAATCTACTTATACAATTGGCAGATAGAGATATTATCAGTCATGAGACTCTTCTTGAAAGATTCAAAGAAATACCTCAAATTGAAAACATCAGACTTAAGCGCGAAATCAACAAGAGAGACACCGTTGGTCCAGATAAAGCAAGTCCTTTTCATAATGCTAATCATAAGCAAGATATGGAAAAGATTGACAAGCAAGGAAAGATCAACAAGCAGAATCAACCCAAGCAAGATCCTGAGCAAAACGAAAAACCTTCTGATCCTAACGGCAGACCTTTGTTCAAGAAAGACGATTGACCTAGAAAGAAAAGGGTAGAAACTCCAAAGAACAAACCGGGAGTTGCTGAACTAATTGTTTGGTCAGAACAGGCTTGGGAAAAAACTTCCAATGTTATTAGCCAATCTTATCTAAAGTCTAAAGGATTAAAAAATCTTAGACAGCTTACAAAATCTGACTCTACTGATATAGAAAAACTAAAGTTAGACGTATTTACAAACTTGCCAGTAATGGAGGAAGTAAATCAGGACGTTATTCTCAACGTGGTTAAGAGTGGTAAAAGAACTCCTAACTCCTTTAAAAAAGCACTATCTGAGCTTTCTTTGTCTCCTGAAGACACACCTATAGACCTTTACAGGAAAAGTATCATAGGTCTGTTTGTTGAGGCAGAGTTGGGATAATACAAACTTGACTGTTTTTTGTGTATAATGTTGAGAGAGGAACCATATGAATATATACAAACAAGAAATTAAAGATAATATAGCTGATCTTGTGCAGTCTAGCGCAAGTGTGGCTTATTGTACGCCCGCTACTTTATCAAGCGACAAGTGGAGCCATTCTACTGAAGATGTTGTAAACAAAATTAAGGCAGACAATGCCAACCAAAAGCAAATAGATTTATTTTATCTTAAGTCTGTTTTAGTATCTACTGGCTGGAATAAAAATGACGATGTATTTGATGCTGGAGCTACTTGGGCAGCTCGCAACACGCCAGAAGACAAACAATTCAATTTTATGCACAATGAAAATGATATTATTGGGCATATAACGGGTAGCTATGTCGTTGATCGAGATGGCAATCCAATGGACGGTGACACTCAGCCGGATGATTTTGATATTATCACTGAGGCTGTGTTATATAATAGCTGGACAGATCCTGAAAATAGACAGCGCATGAACCAGATCATTGCTGAAATTGAAGAAGGCAAATGGTTTGTTTCTATGGAATGTTTATTTGCTGGTTTTGACTATGCACTATTAGATGAGCAAGGTAATGCAAAACTCCTTGAACGTAATGAGGGGTCTGCATTTTTAACAAAGCATTTACGCGCCTACGGTGGTGATGGAGAATATGAGGGCTACAAAGTCGGCAGATCATTAAGAGATATTTCTTTTTCTGGTAAAGGTCTTGTATCTAAACCAGCTAATCCAAGAAGTGTTATTCTTGATGCCAGCAGAGCTTTCTCTCTAAAACTCGATACAGATATTTTAAATACTTTTCCAAAAGGAGAAAATGACATGTCAGATACCAATCTTTTAGAGAAGCAGCTTGCTGACCTCAGAAGTGAGCTAGCATCGACTAAAGAAGAAAATGATACTCTTCGAGCCAAAGTCGCTGAAGCTTCCACTAAGGAGCTTGATGAGTCTATGGCAAAGCTCGAAACAACTGTAGCTGAAAAAGAAGAAGCTATTAAAGCTTTGGAAACAGTTGCCGCTGAAAAAGACGCTACCATCACAGAGCTTCAAGAAACTCTCGCTAAAAACGAGGAAGACACGAAGGACAAGATGGAAGAGCTTCGCAAGCTTAAAAAAGAAGAAAAGGCTCGTAAGAGAATGGCTTCATTCCTCGATCTTGGTTTTGAAGCAGAAGAAGCTGAAGAATCAATCGCTACTTACGAAGATATGGATGACGCAACTTTTGAAACTGTCTTGGCAGCAATGGACAAGATGAAGAAGAAGGTTGGCGTTAAGAAAGATGAAGAAGAAGCGAAAAAAGATAAGGAAGAAGCAGCAAAGAAAGTTGACGAAGAAGACGACAAAGAAAAAGCTAAGAAGAAAGCTGAATCCGAAGAAGCTGAAGCAGAAGAAGCTGCTGAAGAAGCTTTGGAAGAAGTCGAAACTACTGAAGCTGCTCTTGTAGACGCTTCTGACGAAACTGACGAACTAGAAGCCACTAGAGCGAGTGTCGCAGAATGGCTCGAAAACAACGTACTTAGCAAATAATTATAGGAGAAATTAATTATGGCTCTAAAATCAGATAGATATGAACTTCAGACTGATATTAGCTTCTTTATGAATACGACTGCCACCCGAGGTGGTGTTGTTGTTCATGACACTTTAGGTTCTGGCGCAGCTATGGATCAAGGTGTTAACGTAGTTAAATACAGTACTGCAACTGATTCACTTCCTGTTGGACTACTTCTTAATGATGTAGTTGATAAGGATCTAACTCGTACTCACCTCAATCAATATAAAGATGAGGTACAAAAGGGTGGTAAGGTTACAGTTCTTCGCAAGGGTTATGTTGTAACTAACAACATTGCCGGTGGAGCTGCTGTAGCAGGCTCTGGTGCTTATGTCATGTCAGGCGGCACTGGTGGAGATGTCACTATGGACTCCACTAAGGGAGCAAAGATTGGCACATTCTTGTCATCGGTAGATGAGGATGGTTATGCAAAACTAGAAGTAAACCTTCCCTGAATAAAATAACTTAAGGAGAAAAACAATTATGCCTATTAATGAAAGACCTAGTGATGAATTTATCGGTCTCCTTCGCAAGTCAGGGGATGCAGATATCAATGTAGCACAGGCTGCACAGCGTGAATTCGCTAAAGCTCTTGAGCTACCACTCCGTAAGGGTGTCCTTGTCGGCAACATCCTCGGAAATATCTTCGAGACTATTAACGTAGAAGCTGGTTCTACAACTGAATTTCCTCTTGATCTTATCAGCCCCGGACTTGAAGGCGAACATGTCGCTTATACCAATCCCGGTCATGGTAGAGTGCCAGAGCGTTCAGTTGAAAGCGATTACGTCATGATTCCAACGTACAGCGTTGCATCTTCTGTAGATTACCTTCTACGATATGCCCGTGATGCTCGTTGGGATGTAGTCGGTCGTGCCATGCAAGTCATGGAAGCTGGCTTTGTCAAGAAGATGAATGATGACGGATGGCACACGCTTCTCGCAGCTGGTGTTGACCGTAACATTCTTGTTTATGATGGTGACGCTGTTGACGGTCTGTTTAGCAAGAGACTCGTTTCTTTGATGCAGACTGTTATGCGTAGAAATTCTGGTGGCAATAGTGCTTCCGTAGGTCGTGGTCGTTTGACAGACCTCTATGTTTCGCCAGAAGCTTTGGAAGATGTTCGCAACTGGGGACTAGATCAGGTTGACGAAGTTACCAGACGCGAAATTTACACCGCTACTGAAGATGGCGCTCCAATTACGCGCATCTTTGGTGTGAATTTGCACGACCTTGACGAACTTGGCGAAGGTCAAGAATATCAAGGTTTCTTTACGAATGAGCTGACAGGTCAACTCCAAGGTTCTGATAAAGAACTCGTTGTTGGTCTTGATCAGTCATCCAATGACAGCTTCGTAATGCCAGTTAAGGAGCAGTTGAAGGTCTTTGAAGACCCAACACTCCACCGTCAGCAAAGAGCTGGCTACTACGGCTTTGCAGAGCTTGGATTTGGTGTTCTAGATAATCGTAGAATCATCCTTGGATCATTCTAATCTGATTATACTAGATTAAAACAATTAAGCCGCCCTCATTAGCTTGGGGGTGGCTTTTTGTGTATAATACCGTAGATTTGTCGCTTTTCGGAAAATATACTAGGAGACACAATATGGCTGCTATATCGGATTATCTTGAATCAAAAATATTGAGTTTTATGTTCAGATCGGAAACAAAATTTCTAGGAGATCCTAGCGTTGATCAAAGCGTAGCCAAGCCAGCTAATATATCTATAGCGCTGCTAAACACAGTGCCTTTAGATAGCGATACTGGAGCTACAATGAACGAAGTTCAAGAATCAGTATCCAATTCTGCTGGAGCTTCTGTTGCTACTCAATACGCTAGACAGAGTTTAGGTCAGCCCAAAAACAGTGATTGGAACCCTGTTAGTGAAGATAATGAATCAGCATACTACGCTTATTCAGAACAAGTGGACGCTTCCGGTTTCTATTACCCCTTATATCTTTCTCAATCAAAAGCTTCTTCTGGTGGTAATGTTGCCAC